CATCGACCTGTAACTTCCCACCACTATTCACAATAGGAATATGAGGAGTTCCCGACCCATCCTTTACAGTATTGCTCCATACTTGAACTGAATCTGGAGGATCATTATCATGCCGAAGACTTATGTCAACATCTATATCCCCAGTATTAATAGTCGCACCAGCGATATCAACTTTCAGTCTGCCGTCATTGTCGGCAATGTGCTCGCCATCTTGGTCAACAATTTGTATTTTGGGATTGCTACTTGAGGGCATCAGCCAATCCTGCTACAGAAATATTAGAAAGTTTTTGTTTAATTTTTTGTTTGCTAACTTCATCAGCAACATCAATCCTAAACTGGTGAACATTCTCTTTAGTCTGTTCAAATTTTTCTTTCTCAATATTGTGCTTCTTCTTTACAGAATCTAACTGACTTTGTTTTTCATTAATTTCTTTTTGAAGTTTCCCAACTTCCTTATCCACTTTTTCAATCTCTACACCCTTGTCCTTCACCATCTTATCTATTTCTAATCGGTGTTGGGAAGTTTCTTTTTCGATAATTAAATTTAACTCTGTCATTTGAGTATTTAATTTTTTTATGCTAGATTCTAATCCAGTCTTTTTTTCTTCCAAACCTTTTGTGGATTCTTTACTGACAATTTTTTTACTTTCCAATTGCTTATCCAATCCAGATAATTCAGATATATATTTATTTTTTAAATTCTCCAAATCACTATCTGCTAATTTTATTTCTTTATTTAGCAGATCTACTTTACTGGATTTGGTTTCTATGACAGATTCTACTTTAATTACTTCCTGTGATGATGATTTTAATTTAGATTTATTTAGTTCAATCTCCGACTCTAACTTTTCAAGCAATCCAACCTTTTCCGAAAACTCTGAATGAATGTTATCCAAGTTATTCCTCTGAACAGTTGATTCCCTTTGGATATCTAGCAAAGTAGAATTTGTTTTTTCTAATTCGAACTTTACAGCTTCAAGATCTTCTTCTACGGCACTGGAACTCTTTAGAATTTTTTCACTTTTATTTATTTCAGATTTTAATACACTCAATTTTTTATCAGAATCTTCAAGATGTTTCTCATTTTCTTTTATGCCATCTTTCAATTGAGCATTCGCAAGACCGAGTTTTTTATTCTCTGAAACAATTTGTCTGCTCAATTCCTTTTTAGGAATTGGCTGTAATTTATTTCTACCTCCAGCTCTAGGCATTATTCGTAGTACGCTTGAATTTTAACTTCGCCAGAAACACAGGTAAGATATAAACTAGAAACATCCATATTATTTATAACGAATGGAGAATCATTTACTCCCATTGATATTTTGAGAGAATCATCATCGCTATTTATATAAACATCGAAACCAACGCTACAATAAATGTGAACTTCCCTTGCCTTTTTATTAACACCAAAAGTCAAATCACCATTGGCAAAAGAATAAGCACCCATATTTTGTTTATTCAAAGATACACCGGCAGCAGAAATAGCAGATTCATAACTATTGAATTGATGCGTTGCCGATAGTAATTCTTGTATTGTTTTCTGTCCCATTATCTTTTACCCTTCTTTTTTGGGGTTGATTTTTTCGGAGCTGATTTTTCTACAACTACCTGTTCACCAATCACTTCGGATTTAGTTTCTTCTGAAACCTTAATATCTTTAGTTTCATAAGATTCAGCTTTCACATCTTTCTTTAAATGTGGAATTTTATGATCGACTTTTTTTACCCCAGCTATCTCAAAGTAATCTGGCCAAGTGTTCACCATGTACTCTGCAGTTTCATCTCCTACTTCTTGAATGTGAGTTCCTGAATCTGAACCTTTAAAACTACAACCACCTGCGTTCATCTTTTCATTTTCTTTTCCGAGGAATTTTACTTTTACCATTTCAAATATCTCCTAATTTTGATTCTAATTCCCCCCACCAATGAAGGCAGGGGGAATATCATTTTAGAGTCTATTAACTTAATAGGTCAAACAATAGACCACAGGTATCTTCACCAGCACCAACAGAGTATAGTTCTTTGAAGTGTAACCTTCTAGAAACTACAACCCTTGTCTGTTGAGTATCGATATCTCTTTCGCTATCACTACGAGGAGTGCCTTTATCAGCAAACCAGAATGAATTACGATTGGCTAATAAGCCAATAGTCTTAGTAGTTGACGTACCATCAATATTACCAGTAGCACCTAATCCAGCACTAACATGCTCACTAACAATAATAGGAATACCATTATGTTTAGCTAACTCACCAGATAAGATAGTGGCAGATGCACCATACTTGTCTATGGTTTGAACTTCAGCAATAGTCAACATATTTATGTAGCCATTGATAGAAGTGATCCACGCCAAGTCATTAGGATTCACACCATACTTACCCATTTCCTTACGGACTTCATTCATGTCATCCGTCTTCCACAAGTTAGCAGTTGCAGCTTTGTTTGCATTCCCATCGGGAGCAGTTGTACTAGCCTTGGTGCCACAAGCAGCACGAAGACCATCCCATGACTTACGAATATCATTCGCATCAGTTACGTTAGAATCAAAGTGAGTAGCAGCAGTTGCACCATTTATGCAAGCAATCTCTTCAGCATTCGCTAAAGCAGCAGCAAGTTCAGATTGAACCAGAGGCATAATAGCAACAGCACTATCTTCAGTCATCTCATCACTAAACAGCATTCTTAATGCATGCTTAATTGGGGTGAATGTTATTTTGGTACTTCCCATTGTGCGAGCCTGAATCTTGGTAGATGTATCTGCAGTAGATTCACCTATCAAGTATGCTTCCTGTCTTGCTCCCTGAGTTGGTACATCAAAACTACCAGAACCCATAGGAATAGTAATACGAGCAAACAGAGCAGCAACTTTCAGCTGTAGCCGAATATCATCAATAAAAGCACCTGAGAAAAGCGTAGGAACCCAAGCTGAATTATTATCAGTGTCCATTGCTTTCAATGCTTTACGGAGATCAGCATCACGACTCAATTCATAAGTAAGCAAGTCATAAGTTTGTGAACCTAAGATTGCTGACTTATAAGTTTCAGGTTGAACAAATCCGTGTGCCTGTATTGCTTTGTGAGCACCATACATGCACAGAAAATCATTCATCCTAGCAACATCACGACTTACACGATAATCACTATCAACTGTAAATCCTTTTGCTTTTGTCCATTTGGCTTGTGGTTGATAGATTGCAGCATCAATGGGGTTGCCAGAACCATAGCCCAAAACATTAGCAACATTTTTATTATCTGATCCAGCAATTACATCCCAGAAGGCTTTCTCTTTTATTTCATCATCTTCAGTCATTGCACCCAAACTTGTTTCCATCTGAGTCTGTTTACCTTCGATGACATCGAGTTGTGCCTTCAAGTCAACTTCCATCTTTGCAGTTTTTTCTTTCGTCTCTGCTTGAGAGTCCGAAAGGTTCTTAACAGTATCACGAATCACACCAAGCAATTCGGGAAGACTGTCTGGATTTTTTACCTGTACATCCACATCAGGGGTCTTTTTAGTATCTTCACTCATTGTTTATACCCTCCTAGTTAAACTGTTTTATCGTGATTAAGCCATACACAAAATACAGTAGCATTTGAAGTCGCTCCTGAACTTTGAAAATTGCCATCACTGGTTATTGAGCAAGTTGAGGTTATATCAGCAATTGTAACTCCAGCTGCAGTGTAATCTGTATCGATTACCCAAACTGAAACTATCTCCGACTGATCTTTCACCATGCCTGTAACAGCTAAATTCGTATCAGCACCAACCCCAGTTACGAGATTGATCTTCAACGTTTCAGTGCTCAGACCTATTTCTTTTGCCATTATCATCTCTCCTTAATTAATTGAGATTTATTATTATTGAGTTGTCGGGCATCAATGTGCCTCTTAATTTTTCTCGATGGAATCTAAAATTGATTTCACATTCAACAATGTAAAATCACTTACCATAGCATTCCACCCTTTGAGATTTTCTATGTAATTCTTTTCTTCAGGTTTGGATTCAACTTCATCCTCAACTGGAGTAGAACTACCCTCCTGTTCTGTGGCTTCTAGTAAGTCTCCCAAAACTTGTAGGGATTCTCTTAAAGTATCCACGGACTTTTTGATGACACTTCTGTTTTTGCTACTGAGAACACGCCCAGCTTTTTCTACTACAACTTCTACTTTATCCTTTATTATCTCCGGTACGCTGTTCTCTTCCACAAATTGTAAAACATTGTCAATAGCAAAATAGAAATCGTCATCAATTTCTAATCCGCACTCATGTGCTTTAGAACAGAGTTCATCAAATTCTCTCCTAGCAGTTGCCGAAGGCAAAGCAGGAATTGGTACAATACTAAATTCCATTAGTTCCCATTTAGTATGTGTTAGTCCAGTCTGATCTCTCAGTACCGGTTCTTCACTGACTTCAATAGGTTTGAATCCTATCGAACCAGCATTTAAAAATCCGTTGCGAACTTTTTCAGCTACAAGTTTAGCAAACTCATCAGAACCTCCGTCATCAAATATGACATCGGCATCAATAGCCTTGTCTGTAATTTTTATAGAGTCTGGATCTATCCTGCCAATCGGCATCATCCCCTGATCCTTATCAAAGCCATGTCCAAATAGAACAACAGGATTCTTCATAAAGTTTTTTAGATCCCCTCCTCCTGGCAGAACTACTTCCCCATGGCGATCTAATTTTTTTTCTGTCAGCCTGAACCGAACAGAGCCATCATCGTTTATAGCTTTTACTTTGCTTGGTGAATAAAGTTTATCTCTCATAAATTCCCCTTATGGTTTTTTAGTTGGTATTGTAAAACATCTTTCATTTATATCAGATGGAAACTCTGCACTGAATCCCAAGTATTCTGAAGTCACTGGGAACGATGCTCCTACTTTCCTAATTACGCCATCCAAACTAGCATGGTGATCTCTAACTAATGGATCTCTGGTAGTAAGCCACATATGATATTTTATTCCTTGATTTTTCATGATACCATTCCTGCCAAAGTTTCCACCTGCCACTGATTCCGTTCTTGCAATTCTAAATGCCCTCATCACTTGCTGTTCTAAAAAGAAAGTTTGAATTAATTCGGACATCCTTTCTATACTAAAGTTTCCTTCTATGCCGGTGGAAAGTATTGTATTTATCCTTTTATATAAACTCCCATTCACCATCTGTGCGTAAACATATGTTCTTTTCTTCACATACCTTCTTGCTGATGGATCTGTAACTGTAAAGCTACCACCGATATCTCCAGCCAAACTATCAGCACCAATGCCCAAAGCCGTCTCTATAAATGATCCTCCCACTGCTTCGTATTCTCTAATCCATTTATCTAAATCTATATTGACATCATCAGGATTGAATTTTGTTAGTGCCTTCCTAGTACTCAAGCCATGAAGCACTTCAGCCATTTGTCTTTTCATTAATTTTATAAGCACTTTAGAAAAATCTTTCACGACAGTTTTTTCTAATCTGTCAATCATATTCTCAGCTTTTATTATATACACTTTTTCTTCAATGGTGATATTATTCTTATTGATATGACCAACCATTTCCTGCACTGAACTAGACAAAGATTCTTTTTCAGATATCCTGTCTATATATTCATCTATCATCTTTGCAGTTTCTTCACCTTCCTTCTCTGGTGTTGCAGAGGAATTTCCTCCCCCTCCAGGTTCCGGTCTTTCCATTATGGAGGCAGCACTAACCGGAATATAATTTGCCGCTATAAAATATTGATCCATTGCTTCGTCTGGTATGCGAGGCAGGTCTAAAATGTGTTCCCGAAAATCATTCGGAGACACAGAACCATTTTTAATGCCTGCGTCAAAACGATCTGTCATCATTTTCTTGTCAGGCTGAATGGCG